ACTCGAAAGCTGTTTGACCACTTGTGTCGTATATATTACCAATTGTTACAACGGTTGCACCTGAGTCCATATGGAAACCTTTTGAAAGATAATTCCAAGGAATAGATTCAGTTGCTTGTGCCCAATCACCAATAGGGTTTTGTTGACCTTTGTATTGTAAGAACGAATCATCAATACCGTATTGTGTTGAGAAACCTAAATAAGTTCTTCTAACAACATCACCTGGAGATTCAACCGCGTTAGAGCCACCTGAAGTAGTTCCAAACGGAGGATTATAAATTACTTCACCAGGGAAGTTATATTTTGTTTTGAATACAATATAAGGTGAAGGGTTGGATGCAGTTTCATACTCTCTTTGTGTGTATCCATTGAATCCACAAGGAAGAGCATCGATAGGAGCACCGTCCGCCATTTCAACCATGATGTATCTTGAAACTAAAGCGTATTCACCATTTGAAGTTCCAATTCTAACACCGATAAAGTTGTTAGTTGCTGGGTCCATTGTGCAATTCGTATATTTTTCAAGAACTACAGGATTTTGGTCTGTGTCAAAGAAATCTCTAACCAAAATATCAAATGTCATATTATTATATGAAAGGTTTGCAATTGAAACCTTAACTTCTGTATTTGCAGCATCACCGTCAGAAATAGATATAAATCTGAAAAGATTATAAACTCTATTACCTCTTAGTTCAGAAACAAAGTATGGAGTCTTAGGTGACTGATATCTTTGTAATTTCCAAGCTATTGTCGTTGTTGAGTTTGTAATTCTTGCTTCAGGTAAAGCAACTAATTCACAATTCAAACCTCTAATGTAACTTTGATTGAATGCGTAGTTTAAAGAACCTGGATAAATTTCTTCAACAAACAATGGAACTTCATTTCTCGATTTTCCAAAGTTATCAATACCAAACACTTTTGTAAGATATTTTGAAGAAGACGCTAACAACGATGTCTCGAAAGAGAACGTATCAGCATCCTTTGTAACACCAGAAACTAAGAAAGTTCCAAAAGGATTCTTAGTAACCCCTGAGTATTGGTCAGAACAAACTAACTGAACATCAGTTAAGCCTGTAACCTCATAAACAGGTCCGTGATTAGGACTTGAAGCACTATTAGTGAAAAGAGAAATACCTCTTGAACGTAAAGTAGCTACAACCATATTGTTATAATCAAGGAAAGCAGTTCCAGAAAAAGTATAACTATTACCTGACACTGTTCCACTATAAACAGTGCTACCTAAAGAAACTAAATTAGAAACTACGTAATCAAATGAATATCCTGAATAGTTGTTTCCATTAGGGATATCAAATGTTGCGTAAAACCAAGGGTCGTTATCTCCAGATGATAAATCGTTATTATCTAAATTAGTTGAATCACTTCCAAACGCATTAACAATTGTTGTATAACCTGATAAATTCGCATAATCAGTTCCAGGAATTGACCCGTAAACAACTGCTGTTGTTGCAGATAAAGAAGGAGTATCAATTATATTACCAACGTATGTGTTAAAACCTTCAGCATATGTTGAAGTTGAACCGTTTGATAATGTAAATTGAGTGTTTAAATCTAAAGCCACAGGTGCCGGTAATGCACCTCCAACAAATGTAATTGTATTTCCTGAAGTAGAACCCGTGAAAGACGCACTCCAAGGAGCCGTTGCAATTGCCGAGTTGATACCGATAGTTGTCGGGTCAGGGTTAGCTGTTACTCTTATACTCCAAGATGGACCTGCGTCATAACCAGATAAACCAAGAATTCTTGTAAAGAACATTTGGTTAGACTGTTGGAGATAAGATTTGGCAATATACGCCGCTTCATATTTAGGGATTTGTGTATTCACGAACTTCTCTGGAATTGTTCCACCAAAGTAAGCTTGGAATTCATCATAGTTGGTAATAAATACAGGTTCAAATGCTGGTCCTTTGATGGATTCTCCAACAAGACCTAGTGTAGTTACACCGACACTTTGAGCCACGAAAGATAAGTCAGTTTCAGAGGTGTATACACCAGGTGAAACGAATACTTTTTGATTTGCTTGTGCTGTTGCCATTATTAAATTATTCTAATGCAGATTTATTTTAATGATAAATATTAGTATCTGAATGAAAAAACTTTACTTTCTGATATCTATTTATAAACGGTGAGAATTAATTCTGCCTTTTTTCTACCATGAAAACAAAGAAAGAAATCAAAAACATAAAAATATCCCCTGAATCACATGAAATCCTAAAAAAATACTGTGACAAGAGAGGAATAAAAATTTATAAGTTTTTAGAAAATTTGATAATGGAAAAGTGTGTTGAAAAGAAAGATATCTACGGAGAGAACTAAACTAACTTGTTTTCAAAAAGAATATTACCCTCCAACGTGTTATCATTTTTAATAACCTCAATTCTCAAGATATCATCCAAAGTTACTTGAATAACATTCAAGTCTGTTCCATAATAATTGTTGTTGATGTAAACATCATACGAATTAATATTATTTGAAGAAATAAAAGTCATGTCAACAGTATAATCAACAAGACCGCTAAGAACTGTGTTACCCGAAACAAATAAAAAGTTTTGACCGAACTCATCAGGATTTTCAGGATATATATCTCTTTTTTTCTTTTTGATGTCAGATTGAACTTCGAATACTTGAGACACTCTAGCAATTGCTGGTTTAACTTCAAATTCTTCTTCGTCAATCAAATAACCTAACATGGTGAAATCATAACTTTGAACATAATACTTTCTTGAATCCAAATTCATTTGAGACTCATCAGCTACGTTATTTAATATTATCGGAACATATTGACCTTTAATGAAAGTATATGCTTGTCTTGATGAAAACTTTTGCATAACAATTTTATTGAGTTGGTTCAACTCTCTCATTCTATTACAGATAAACTTAAGACTATAATTAATATCAACAGGAACTGGTTGTGGTATTGTGTATATATCCATACCTTGTTCATTACCATTCCAAGTTGGAACTGATGCATAATAGAATTGTTTCCTGTTAGGAATTGTATATTGTAATGCGGGATTAGTTCCGTATTTAACGTCAGGGCTTCTTACAACTGTGATAAAAGGTGGTGAAGGGTTAAAATCCAAATCAACGAATAATGCAGTTTCAACATACTGAGCCCAGTTTTGAGTTGTTATGATTGTATCAACCATAGGAACAACTTTACCTGCCGTCACAACCTCTAATTCAGTTTTAACAAAATCTAACATACCTCTATCCAAATCAGCATGTAATACAGATTTAGGAAGATAAGTCCCATCCTTATTAATAAATTCCAACAATTGTTCTCTCCTTGCAGACAATGTCTTCTGAGGAACTAATGGTAACGTTGGTTTGACTTGTTTAGGTAATGGCATTCTTTAATTATTTTGTCATTAATCCAACTTGTTTTAATGCACCCCAATGAGATGACGAGTTAGATGAACTAGCACCACTTACAACACCAGCACCTCTACCTCCTGACTTTCCCACAAACACGTTTGACGAAGGAACCCCACTACTTACAGCGGCTCTAATATTATTTTTAGTAACTGGTCCCACGGCATATGGTTCAATTATAAAAAGTTTATTTTTATTTACATATGGACTTATTGCTAACTCATTTGCTTTCTTACAACCAGCACTAAATAAGTAGACAGGAATCTTTGGATTCTTTTCCAAGAAGTCTTCAATATCTCTTGTTGAAGTGCTATATCTGAAACCTTTAATTTTCTTATCGTTTCCTAATCCTGAATTTAATAATTTTACTTGTGAATTAATGTCCAAATCTCCGTCTCTATAATCTAACCCACCAACCAATACGGCATCAAATGAACCAGTTGATTTGACAGGAGATTTATCGGGCGAATAAAGAGAGGTTTTACTTTTAAGAGTTAATTCTTTACCAAACTCTTTTTCATAAGCCTTTCTTGTCAACGGACCGGCTTTACCATCAACACCGTCTTTTTTTGGACCAAAGTCACCTAAGTCATATTTCTTAATCAGTATTTTTTGAATCTTTTCAACCTCAGGGTCGTATTCAATCTCATTGATTAAAAACTTAAGTTGGTTTTCAGAAATTAAGTATTCCATTTTATTAACTATTATTCAATTATATATATTTTATTTTTTGAATTAACCATTTCAACCGTTTTTGCAATAAACACTGGTTCTTTAGTTTTTTTAAACACAAAACTATCAAACAAATATGGATTATAAGTTACAACCTCACCATCAGGTTCTTGTGGTATATTCTCACAAGGGTATTCACAAAAATCCTCCAATGTTCCAATAACAAACGCATGAACGTTTTTTGACTTTTCTTTCCTAACTTTTTCTTTACCACCAACTCTAACACGAAATTCAACATTCTTCAATTTAACATAATCAACATGAAGAACAACAAGACCATTTTTTTGAATTGAAAAGGTGTGTTTGTGAAGGTTATAATAAACCATAACCTTTTCACCAATCAAATTATTGGCTAATGATTTTCTTTGAACCTCGGTTATTAATATTATCATATCCCTCTGAATTCATTTTCACTAACATAAGTGGCAACTACTGTTCTATAGAATGGTTTGTATCCACCATACGTATGTTTATTATCGGACCTTACGTATCCATCATCACTAACAACATAATATCTAACCCTATCCTCACTCTCATAGTAACCAAAGTAATCTCCTTGGAATATCTCAACCCCCAAATCCTCTAAAGTTTTTTGATAGATTGAGAACTTCATGTTACCAGGCTCTTGTAATTCTATTTTTGAATTACCGTAATTTTTACCTGTCGGAGCCATAACCTGAACGTAACCCTTTAACTCAACAGGAGCCAAGAATTGAATTCCGTCTTCCAAAACCTCACCATAAACATCATCTGTTTTGGTTTTATATCTATCTATACGATAAAGTATAACAGTAAAGTTCATGTCACCAATTAACCACTCCTCACCCATACCAATATCTAAAGCATAATCCTCACGGCCAAAGAACTTACCTAATCTTGTTATAGGGACTAAATTTTCCATATTGATAAATACTTTAATTATTACTATATTTAAGGTAAAATTTTTATGAGAATTATCCCACCAAGCAAAATCTATGTATCGAATAGTCCTGTTCATGGACTTGGTGTTTTTGCTTCCGAGTTAATAAACAAAGGGGAGTTAATTGAAGAGTGTCCAATATTACATTTACCAGTTAAAAGAGGAGAAACAAATTATGTATTGATTGATTACACTTTTGTATGGCCCAAGTCAGAAGATTGGAATAATCATGTTATTGGACTGGGTAACGCATCACTTTATAATCACTCTAATAATGCAAACGCAGAATGGGAGAGCGATGTTCAAAAGGGAACATTTAAATTCATTTCAACAAAAGAAATAAAAAAAGATGAAGAAATTTTCATATACTATGGTGATGAAAATTATTGGGATGACGGTAGAGCACACATTGACTTAATATGAAAATAGATTCACCATATAAAATTTATATAGACAATAGCCCGATACATGGGCTAGGTGTTTTTGCAAAAGAACGAATTCTAAAAGACGAAGTGTTCGAAATTTGTCCTGTTATCGATATGGGGATGAAATTTGGTGAAACTAGCCACATACTAATTGATTACAGATTCAACTGGCCACAAGGCTCAGGAGAATGGACAAAACAAGTTGTGGCGGCTGGTTTTGGTATGTTATACAATCATAGTAATAACGCAAATGCGAATTGGAGGTCAAACTTTGAAATAAACTCTTTTGAGTTTTATGCAACTAAAGACATTAACCCTGGTGATGAAATCTTTGTTTGGTATGGTGATATGAATTATTGGAACGATGGAAGAAATCATACGAATATTATTTAATTGAAATGGAAGTTAGTTTAGAATCTAAGGCATTATCTTTATTAGAATCCTATGAAGGAGCTAATAACTACTTACTTGAATTAAAAAGAAAATCTCAAGTAAACCGAAAGTTTTATCCAACAAGAAGTCAATCAGAATATATTATCAACAATCATGATAAACAACCAAAGGTTGCAAAGAAATGGGTTGTTCTCGATGCATACTTCGCACAGAAATTAGCCGACGATAGATTGTTAACTGAAATACCTGAAAAAGTTTGGGTTGAAAAATTACTTGCAGATAAAGAAAAGGCTTTTCATATTTGGGGTAAAATAAAAGAATCACAAGAGCTTCATGATTTTTGGTTACCAAAAGCAGCGATAATAAAAGATAATACCGTGAAGGATGTTGTTGTTGATTATGAAAAATATTCTAAAAGACCTTTATTATCACACCAAAAAGAAGCAATCCAAAAACTTCTCGAAAACAAAAAATTCATTTTAGCTGACGATATGGGTCTTGGTAAAACAACATCAAGTATCGTTGCGGCGCTTGAGTCGGGAGCTAAAAAAATACTAATCATTTGTCCAGCAACTTTAAAAATAAACTGGAAAAGAGAAATTGAAAATTATTCTAATAGGTCAATCTTTATTGCCGAAGGAAAACAATTTTCAACAGAGCACGACTTTGTTATTATAAACTACGACATTATAAAAAATTTCCATGACGCTAAGAAAAAAGATGAGTCGCAAATTCTTGGAGCCAATTTTGATTTGGTTATTATTGACGAAGCACACTATATCAAAAATGCTCAAGCTCAAAGAACCAAACTAATAAACGATTTTGTAAAAAAGGTTGACCGATTGTGGTTACTTACAGGAACTCCAATGACCTCAAGACCAATTGACTATTATAATTTGTTGAGTTTAATCGACTCACCAGTTGCCAAAAATTGGATGGCATATGTTATAAGATATTGTCAAGGATACCAATTCAAGGTTGGGTCAAGAAAAGTTTGGAATGTTATGGGAGCATCTAATTTAGAAGAACTAAGAGACCGAACGTCAGGACTTACTTTAAGAAGATTGAAAGAAGATGTTTTGGATTTACCTGACAAAATAATAACACCAGTTTATTTAAGACTAAAATCCAAAGAGTATGAAGAAGTAATGGGTGAATATTACAACTGGTATGAAAAAAATCCTGAGGAATCTAAATCACTCACAGTTCAGTTTACCAAACTAACGAAAGTTCGTCAAATAATTGCCAATGAAAAAATCACACAGACAATCGAGATTGCCGAGAATATCTTGGAGCAAGACAAAAAGGTTATCATCTTTTGTAACTTTACAGAATCATTAAATAAAATTATCGAACACTTCGGAAAATCTGCAGTAAAGGTTGACGGTTCCATGTCAAAAGTGGAACGACAACACAGTGTAGACGAATTCCAAGACAACCCAAAGGTTAAAGTTTTCGTTGGGAATATAAAAGCTGCAGGTGTTGGTTTGACGTTAACCTCGGCTGAAGCGGTAATTATGAATGACCTATCATTCTTACCGTCTGACCACTCACAAGCCGAGGACAGAGCTTATAGGTATGGTCAAAAAAATAACGTTCTCGTTTATTATCCTATTTTTGAAAATACAATCGAAGGAATTATCTACGATATTCTAAACGCAAAAAAACAAGTTATCTCAACTGTAATGGGTGATAACGTAAATTCTGCGGATTATGCTGAAGAAATTTTAAGAAGAATCAACGAGTTAAGACATTAAACGCACTTACAGATTATTTATTTAGAAATAGATAATCAAATATCATGAAAAAGATTGAAGAAGAAATTCAACTGTTAGAAAAACAAATACAAGAAAACCACATACAAGAAGAAAAAAAACAGTTGATTAACGAAATGAAAAAAATCGGAATAGAGAAACTACCTTATTCCTACTCAGCCCTCAAACAATTTATCGATGCAGAAACAATGGACTTCCATTATAACAAGCATTACAAAGGGTATGTAGATAAATTAAACGCAGCTTTATCAAAGAAAAAATACGGCGATTTAGAATTAGAACAAATCATCAAAACTATTAGCCGTTTTGATAAAACAGTTAGAAACAATGCGGGTGGAGCATTCAACCACGCTTTGTTTTGGAACATGTTAACACCTAACCCAAAAAAGTTAACAGGCGAACTTTATAAAAAAATTAACAAAGAGTTTGGTTCATTCACAACTTTTAAAAAGAAATTTGAAACTGTTGCAAAAGATAGATTTGGTTCAGGTTGGGTTTGGTTGGTTCTGACCGCAAAAAACGGTTTGAAGATTATGTCAACACCGAACCAAGACAATCCTTTAATGAATGTTATCGAAGGTGGCGGATTTCCACTTTTAGGTTTGGACCTATGGGAACACGCATATTATTTGAAGTATAGAAACAAAAGAGACGAATACATTTCAAATTTTTGGAAAGTAGTTAACTGGGACTTTATATCAAAGTTGTATGAAATGAAAACAGAAACAAAACTTTTAGAGTCAGAAGGATTTTCAAAAATCATTTCTGAATCAGAAGAACCTAAATTCTGTTCTCCAAAAGAAGTTTCCTTCTACAATGAATTAATTAATA